GTTAATAGATATAGGGGTTATAGACAGTTGGCAGAATGAAGCTGACGGTTTAAAAAATGATCAAGACGCGTTAAATGAATTTTATAGACAATTTCCAAGAACTACAGAGCACGCATTTAGAGATGAGGCCGCAGGAAGCATATTTAATCTTGTAAAAATATATGAGCAGATAGATTACAACGAGGAAATGTCTAGAACTTTAGGGATAACAAAAGGTAACTTTCAATGGGTTAACGGTATTAAAGATTCTAAAGTGATATTCTATCCAGATCCAAAAGGTAGATTTAAAATAAGCTGGACGCCATCTGTTAATTTACAAAACAAAATTGTAATCAAAAATGGTATAAAATATCCTGGTAATGAACACATGGGTTCTTTTGGTTGTGATAGTTACGATATATCAGGAACTGTTGATGGGATTGGATCTAAAGGCGCTCTTCACGGTTTAACAAAATTTAGCATGGAAGACGCTCCAGCTAATCAATTTTTTTTAGAATACTTAGCAAGACCACAAACTGCAGAAATGTTTTTTGAAGACGTTTTAATGGCTTTAGTATTTTATGGCATGCCATTACTCGCGGAAAACAACAAACCAAGATTACTATATTATTTAAGACGTAGAGGTTATAGAGGTTTTAGTATGAACAGACCTGATAAAGTATGGAATAAGCTATCTACTGCAGAAAAAGAAATAGGTGGTATACCAAACTCAAGTGAAGATATAAAACAAGCCCATGCAGCTGCAATTGAAATGTATATCCAAGATCACGTTGGTACAGGGCAAGATGGTACTATTGGTAGTTGTTATTTTAACGAACTATTAAATGATTGGGCTAGATTTGATATAAACAAAAGAACAAAACACGATGCTTCTATTAGCTCTGGATTAGCAATAATGGCTAATAATAGGCACTTATACAGACCAAATGCACCAACACAAAAACCAAAACTAAACATAAGTATTGCTAAATACTCAAACAAAGGCAATACATCTAAATTAATTAAAGAATAAATATGGCAGAGTCTGTTATAAGAAGTTATTTTCCAAGCCAAACTGTTAGTGATAGTGAAAAGAAATCCAAAGAATATGGATTGAAAATAGGTAGAGCTATAGAACAGGAGTGGTTTCATGTAGAAAGAGGTTCTAATAAATATAGAACTAACACTACAAATTTTCACAACCTTAGATTGTATGCTAGGGGAGAGCAATCAATACAAAAGTATAAGGATGAGTTATCTATAAACGGTGATTTGTCCTATCTTAATTTAGATTGGAAACCTGTTCCAATTATTTCAAAGTTTGTTGATATAGTTGTTAATGGTATTGCAGAAAGAACTTTTGATATAAAAGCTTATTCGCAAGATCCTTATGGAGTTTACAAAAGAACAAAGTACATGGAAGGCATTTTAGAAGACATGAATGCCAAGGCCTATAAAACAGGTGTTTTACAACAAACCGGTATTGACTTGTTTAAAAGTGAAATGGAAGAGCTTCCAGAAACACAAGAAGAGCTTGATTTACACATGCAATTGACCTACAAGCAGTCTATAGAAATAGCAGAAGAACAAGCTATAAATACAATGCTAGATGGTAATAGATATGAGTTGACAAAGAAAAGATTTTTTTATGATTTAACAGTTTTAGGTATAGGTGCTGTAAAAACTAACTTTAACACTTCTGAGGGTATAACGGTTAAATATGTAGACCCTACAGATTTAGTTTATTCTTATACAGAATCTCCTTATTTTGATGATATATACTATGTTGGTGAAGTAAAAACCATACCTATAAATGAATTAATAAAACAATTCCCTAATTTAACATCAAGTGAATTAGAGGATATAATGAAAAACAAAAACTTTCATCAAAAAAACTTTAACAAAACAGGCAGTAATTTAAAAGAAGAGGACAGTAATAAAGTACAGATTTTATACTTTGACTACAAGACCTACATGAACGAAGTTTACAAAGTCAAAAAGACTGGTACTGGAGCTAATAAAGCTATTAAAAAAGATGACGGGTTTAAACCACCAAAAACAGCTGTTGATTTTGAAAAGCTTGAAAGAAAAATTGAAGTTTTATATGAAGGGGCTATGATTTTGGGGACTGACAAATTGCTTAAATGGGAACTAGCTAAAAACATGATTAGACCTAAAAGTGATTTTACAAAAGTAAAAATGAATTACGCTATTGTTGCCCCGAGAATGTACAAGGGTAGAATAGAATCGCTAGTAGGAAGAATAACTGGTTTTGCTGACATGATACAACTTACACATCTAAAACTACAACAAGTGTTATCGAGAATGGTGCCAGATGGTATTTATCTTGACGCTGATGGTCTTGCTGAAATAGATTTAGGTAATGGTACTAATTACAATCCGCAAGAAGCACTAAACATGTTCTTCCAAACAGGTTCGATAATTGGTAGATCTTATACTTCTGATGGTGACATGAATGCTGGTAAAGTGCCAATTCAAGAAATACAATCTGGAAATGGAGGAGCAAAAATGCAGTCTTTAATTGGTAATTATAATTACTACTTACAAATGATAAGAGATGTGACTGGGTTGAATGAAGCAAGAGACGCTGCAACTCCTGATAAAAATGCTTTAGTTGGGGTGCAGAAGCTAGCGGCAGCAAACTCAAACACAGCAACAAGACATATATTACAATCTGGCTTGTTTTTAACGACAGAGGTGGCGGAAAATATATCTATAAGAATATCAGACATATTAGAATATTCGCCAACAAAAGAAGCTTTTATACAACAAATAGGAGCTCACAACGTTGGTACGCTTGAAGATTTAAAAGAATTACACCTTTATGATTTTGGAATATTTTTAGAGCTACAACCAGATGAAGAAGAAAAAGCTATGTTGGAAAATAATATACAAATGGCTTTGCAACAACAAAATATAGAACTTGAAGATGCTATTGACCTTAGAGAGATAAAAAACATAAAACTAGCTAATCAGCTGCTTAAAATACGTAGAAAGAAAAAACAAGAAAAAGATCAGCAGATACAAGAAAGAAATATGCAAATGCAATCTCAAACAAATCAACAAGCAGCTCAAGCCGCTGCTCAAGCAGAAATACAAAAAGAACAAGCTAAAGCCTCTGCTCAAGGGGAATTAGAGGCGTTAAAAGCTCAGTTAGATGGTGAAAAGTTAGTTCAAGAAGCTGAAATTAAAAAACAATTAATGCAACTTGAGTTTGAATATAACATGCAACTTCGTCAAGCTGACGAGGAGTTAACAAAAAACCAGGAGACTGAAAGAGAAGATCGTAAAGATGAAAGAACTAGAATACAAGCTACCCAGCAAAGTGAGCTTATAGATCAAAGAAATAATGCAAAAGCACCTAAAAACTTTGAATCTGCAGGTAATGATACTTTAGGGGGTGGTTTTGATTTAGAAGCTTTCGATCCTAGATAAAATTATTAATTATTATTATATTATATTATGGCAAAAAAGAAAAAAGAAGAAGTAGTTGAAGAAACTACACAACCAACTGAACAAACAGTTGAAGAAACTAAAAAACCAAACATTAATGAAGACGGCGATTATGTTGTTGATTTAAGCAAACCAGAAGAAAATGAAGTTAAAAAAGATAACCCTGTCGACGAGGGAGTGGCTACAGAGCCTGATAATGCCGAGTCCACAGAAAAACAAGAAGAAGTACAACCGGAAACTGAAACACAAGAAGAAACTCCAGTATTAGAAGAAGTAACTGGAGAAGAGGAAGTCAAAGACGAGGCTACTGAGCTTACGGAAGAATTACTAGATGCTAAAGTAGAAGAAGCAGAGACTGGCACACCGCTACCTGAAAATTTACAAAAAGTTGTAGATTTTATGGAGGAAACTGGTGGCACTTTAGAGGATTACGTAAGACTCAACCAAGATTTTTCTAAATACGACGATTTAACAGTTCTTAGAGAGTACTATAAACAAACAAAATCTCACTTGACAGATGATGAAATTAGTTTTTTAATAGAAGATTCTTTTTCATATGATGAGGAAGAAGACGAACCAAGAGAGATTAAAAAGAAAACAATAGCGTTAAAAGAGCAAGTTGCCAACGCTAGGGCCCACCTGGACGGGCAAAAGTCCAAATACTATGAAGAAATTAAAGCTGGGTCAAGATTGACCAAAGAACAACAAAAAGCTATGGACTTCTTTAATAGATACAACGAGGAATCGGAAGAAACTCAAAAAATAGCAAAAAAACGAACTGATACTTTTTTAAATAAAACTGATCAAGTTTTCAACAATAAATTCAAAGGTTTTGAATATAGCGTGGGTGAAAAAAAATATAGGTTTAATGTGAAAAATGCTGAAGAGGTTAAAACAACTCAAAGTGATATTAATAATTTTGTCAAGAAGTTCTTGAACGAAAATAATGAAATGTCAGACGCCAAGGGTTATCATAAATCTTTATTTACAGCAATGAATTCTGATGCTATTGCTAATCACTTTTATGAACAAGGTAAAG